TATTAATAATAAAAATAATAATAATAATAAAAAGAATAATAATAATAAAAAGAATAATTTAAAAGAATACTATACTAAATAAAGGTAGAGTTATTAACGAATAGTTTAATAAATGATAAATATAAAATAAATATATATAATATGAGTATTAATGATATTATAAATAATGATAATAATAACATCAATAGAGATAATAATACTAATAACATAAATACTATAGATAATACAAATACTATAGATAACACAAATAATGAAAAAGTAAATATTTCAATTAAGTCTTGTAAAAATATTACATCTAAACAAGCATTGCTTATTATACCAATAACAAACTATTTTTCTAATAAATATATTTTAAATAAATTAATAACGGTTCTTAAGGGAGAATCAATTTCATTAAGGTTAATAGATTGGTTTGTTACAAATTATTGTAAAAAATTTAATGTAATGTATAATTTAAATGAATTTGTAGATACTGACGAGAAAAAAGAACTATCAAAAAAAAACGTATCTTCATTTGATAATTACATTTTAGTTCATAATAATTATAAAGGACAATTAAAAGCCTATAGTAAGAAAAACTTTGACCCATTTTGTAGGCGTAATCGTATACGGTTTTATTATGATGATAATAAGTATTTTATTACAACAGTAGGTCAATTAAATTTTTTTAAGTGGGCAATAGAAAATAATATAATAAATTATATAAAAAAAAATATAAAAGATGTCGAAAATGATATGAATTTAAGATGTGAAATTGTTAAAAAGATTTCAAAGAAAAAGCAAGATATAATTATAAATTTAAATAATACTAATACAGTTATTAATGAAACAATTTCTAAAATAAAAAAAGGCACAGCAACTAGAAAAAAACGCAAAGAAATATCTGCTCCATCTTCAAAATCATTATCAATACATAATTTACCAATGACAATTAATTTTGATTAAGGTGTCATTGCTTGGTAAGTATCAACTTTACAATCTGGGTTATAAATAACTGCTCTGGATTCAGGTATAGAAATCCCTTCAATATTACCAGAACCTTCTAAATGAAATCCTGGTTCTTTAATAGTAGCAAGACTACAATTATCATCATTTAAAAATCCACCTTTTTGTTTTAAATGTTTTTTAGATTTAGAGTTAAATTTATATTTGTAATTAGACTTGGACTTGGATTTTTGTTTTTTATATTTTAAATTACGTTTACGACTAGAGTGCCCATTATAACTACCTCCACTCATAGATTTCCAACTTCCCATAGATTTAAATTTACCTCCATGCATAGATTTTTTAGTTTTTTTATATGAAGAATTAGATTTAGATTTAGACTTAGAAAGTGTTTTTAATACTTTTTTTAAAGTAGTTTTCTTCGTTTTAAAGTGTTTAACAGTCATAGTAAATAATTATAATTATTCTATATTATTATTAATATATATAATAATTTTTTATGAATTATAATTATTTTTTATGAATTATAATTATTTTTTTATAATTGGAGAATAAATAATAGTTATAATTTTATAAAAAAAAGTTTCCACAATAATAACATCTTTATTACAATAACTTATATCTCTTACGATTATATTTAATTCTTCTAGGATTTGACTTTTAATAGTAAAATGTAATTTAGTATTACATAATTGTTTAATTACTTCTTTAACAAATATAATTAAATCAATATTTAAAGAAACTAATGTATATAAGAATGTGCGGATATCCAATGCTGAATTAACTGTAGATAATATTAATTTTGTTTTTATAAATTTTTTAGCAATTAATGATAATAGTGATAGTGTATTTTGTTTATCTTTAAAAAAATCAATACCATTAACATCAATATTATATTTAATTTGTGCTATAGTTGTTCCAATATTATAATTATTTGAAGTATAAATAGAATAAAATTGTTTAAGTATTGAATTAGTTAATACAATTTGTATATTTTCTTTATCATAAAATGATTTTTTAAAATTAGTTTTGAATATTTTACAAAAAGATAAGTCATTTAATGGTTTAAATTCAATAGGAGAACAAGATGATTTAATTTTATTGTCTATTGTTGTTATTGTAGTAGATGTAAAAATATAAGAACTATGTAATGATATTTTATCAATCATAAAACTAATATAGCGTTGTGCGTCTTTATTACATAATTGAATGTTAGAAAGAATTATAATTTTTTTTTCATTTTCATCAAAGTTTTTGGATTTAGATAATTTATATAAAAATACCAAGTATTCTAAAGTATCAGTATTATTATGTAAAACCTTAAGATTTAAAAAAAATATATTTTCATAAAAAAGTAATTTTGGATAGTCATTGTCAAATTGTTTAAAATAATTAATATTATTTAGTTTATCTTCATTGTTAAACGTTGGTAAATAACAAGGTATATTGACTAATAAATTAATAATACACGTTAGTTTTCCAATACCTTTTTTACCATAAATAAGTAATGGTATATCGCAATTTGTATTATAAAATGATTTTATTTTATGAATTGTATCTTCATTTGTAAAAATTGCTTTTTCTGGTATATGTTTATGTTTTAAATAATCAGTATTACCAAATTTATTGAGTTGATATTCTATATTATGTGTTATTTCTACATTTACATCATCATTAGTGTTATTATTACTACTACTAGATTGTTCTTTACTATCATTTAAAAAATGTTCCATTTCATATTAAAAATTAAAAAATATTTATCAATATATAAAAATTAAAAAATATTTAATATTTAATATTTATTATTTATTAATATAGTAAAAAAATATATTTTTATATTATGTAAAATAGAATTAGTTAATTAAATACATTAGTTAATTAAATACAATTAACTTATAATAGTTTTAATTTGTTTAATCCAATCTTTCATATTACAATGTTTTAAAACCCATTCTCTTCCTTTTTTACCAATTTCTACTTTATTATCCCAAGCATACTTTATTTTTTCTTCAACATAAATTAAGTCATTATTTCTTTCCCAATCAAGTTTAACAAAACAATCTTCAGGTATATCTTTATAAAATAAACCTACATTCGAAGAAATAACAGGCATACCACACATAAGAGCATCTAAAGTAGCATAAGAATTACCTTCACATAAAGAAAGTTGTAAGAATAAGTCGCTTTCTAAATAGTTTGTTTGTTTTCTTTTTATCCAAGAATCTATATCATTCATATTTAAAGGATATGAATTTAATTGTATAAATTCATAATTATTAATATTATTTTTCAATTGTTGTATAATAAGTGAGCCTTTGTTAACATCATTCCAATTTCCCAAAATAATAGGTTTTTTATTCCAACTTGTTTTATATTTAGTTTCATCAAATTCTGTTGCGTGTAAAAGTTTAGTATTTTTAAATTTAGTATAAGTATCTTTATAATAGTGAGTAAACTCATCAGTGCAAAATTGTGAAATGCTAATTATACTAGTAGTTTCAGGTTTTCTATAATAAAGCATTTTTTCTTGTCCTGAACAGCAAAGATTTTTCCAATAAGCATTCCAACCAGGTTCTCTTTCAGCGTGTGTTTGTGCTACACCGTGATGAACTAAATAAGTTTTATATTTATTAGGTATATCACATACTAAATGATTATCTGTTATAACAATAGGATTTTTAACACTATATAAATATTCTAATAATTGTGTTTTTTGTTCGGGACCTTTAAAAAATATGCGATTAGGAAATGCTAATTTTATATGCGAATCATATCTAGCAACACCTCCAAAATCCCCAATATCATAACTTCCACAACAATAATGAACTATTGTTTGAACTTCATTACTCTCCTTACTTTCATTAATCTCCTTACTCTCATTACTCTCATTACTATCCTTACTCTTATTAATCTCATTACTCTCATTAATCTCCTTACTCTCATTTTTATAATTATCTTTAAAATAAGTATATAATTCAATACATTTTTTTCTCATTTCAAGTTTTTTAGTTTCATTAAGTGTTGATAATAAATCTGGTAAAGTATTTAAATCTTTTTCTTTTATTCTAATAATAGCACCTTCCCATAATTTATGAGTTGGTAATTCTAAAGTATCTGCTAGAACAATTGGTATAGTTCCAATGGCTAAACATTCCCATAAACGAATACTATTTGGTCCAGAACCAGAAGGACATAAACTAAATTCTGAGTCTAATAATAATTGATTATACTCATTTGTATTATTAATATGGTGTTGTGTTTCATTTAGTTCTTTATCATTATTTTGTTTTGTAGTATATACAATATTATTATAGTGCCACAATCCAATATTTTTAATATAACACTGCTCAGGATGTTTCATTTTAAAAATTTGGTCTCTTATATCTGTTAAATAACATTGTTTATCATAAGCACCCTGAAAACTATATAAATATTTACGTTTAATTGTAAGAAAATCAATCGCTTGAAATAATTGATTACGATGAGGATCTTCTATATTAGCAGCATAAAGAGGACAGGGTTTAATATTAATTTCATTAATACAATTTTCATTTATTACTTTATGGGGACTGTAGACAGTTTTTATATTCAATAATTTAAATAATACAAGTAATTGTCTAAAATGAATATGCTGACAACAAGTATAATATTCTTTTTTGTTTTTATTATTATTATTATTATTATTAAAAATATGAATTAAATAAGGTTTTAATAAGTTTAATATAATATTTAAATTATAGCGTTTATCAATTATTGTAGCCCAAGGTAATCCAATATAGTTTTTATTATTTTTATTTTGTTTATAAAATGTTTCTTCTGTAATAACTGGGTATTGCCAGAATAATTTAAATTTTGTTATTATTTCATCAGTAGCTAAAGCCATTTTAGAATATTATATATTACTAATTATAGATTATTATTTAAATAATAATTATTTTTAAATAATAATAATTTATATTATAAGATATAAAACAAATATTTAATAAAAAAAATAATACATTATATATTAAATATAAAAATTGATTATATTATTAAATATAAACTATATCATAAAATAATAAATTTATAAATTTTATATAATAAAAAAATATGAGTGAAAATAATACTAGTAATAAAAAAAGTTTAGGACAATTTTTTACAAAAAATTATGAATATATATTACAAACTATGACAATACCTGAAAATGTAGAAATTATTATAGAACCATTTACAGGTGATGGTGACCTACTTAATTTTTTGGATAATAAAAATAACTATAAATTAGAATGTTATGATATAGAACCTAAACATTCTTATATTATAAAACAAGATACTATACAAAATCCTCCTAATTATAATAATAAATTTGTATTTACAAATCCTCCTTATTTAGCCAGAAATAAATCAAGTAATAAACTATTATTTGATAAATATGATGTAAATGATTTATATAAATGTTTTATTAAAGAAATAATTAAAAATCCAACATTGGGTGGTATTATAATAGTTCCTTTGAATTTTTGGTCATCAATAAGAAAAAATGATATTGAATTAAGAAAAATATTTTTAGAAATATATAATATAACTATTATAAATATATTTGAAGAACAAGTATTTTCAGATACTACATATACAATATGTAGTTTTCAATTTACAAAAAAAAGTAGTAAAAATATTACTACAAAAACTCATAGTGATAATACTATAAATATTACTTTGTATCCATCAAAAACTAAACTACAAACAAGTTTAAATAATAATAATAATTATATGATAGGTGGAGAAATATATAATTTAATTACAAAAAAGAAATATAAAATTACTAGACTTACAACAAAAAATAAAAATAAACAAAATACAAATATTATTGTTAAATGTATAGATGATAACAAAGATAGTAAAATTGGTTTAAAATATGAAGAAAATAGTAATAATTTATATATTGATGAAACAGAAAATCAAAGTGCAAGAACATATGCAACTCTTATTATTGAACCAAGTATTGATATTAATATACAAAAACAATTAGTTTTAAAATTTAATACTTATTTAAATAAAAAAAGAGAAAAATATAGTTCATTATTTTTAACTAATTATAGAGAAAGTAAAGATATAGCAAGAAAACGCATTTCATTTGATTTAGTTTATTTAATTATAGAATATATTCTAGATAATTTAGATACAATTGATATATTAGATTTAGAAACACTTACTATATAAAAATAGTTTTAATTTAATATATTTATTTTTTATTTAGTTTATATTTTTTTGCTTCCACCAAGATTTAAACATATATAAATCACCAATAAATAAATATTTTTTTATTAATTCTATATCATCTTTAAATACTTCTTCTAAATATTTATATTTATCATAATGTTTATTACAAAAATTTCCATCTAAAATATTTATAAAATAAGTAGTTAAATTATTCGATTTTTTTAAATAAAGTATCATATGTTTTATAAAATGATATACTTCTCTTAACGAACGTATTTGAGCACCACCTGTATCGCATACAAATTTTAGATTAAAATAAACTATATTATTATTTATTTTAATTTTACCATCAAAATTTTCTGTATATTCAAAACCATTACTTTGTTTTAATGGATGTAATATTGATACTATTATAGATGTTTCCATATATAGTCTATCATTTGTTTTACTACAAGGTATATTTATTATACTTTCAATTATTTTACGTTGAAATAATTCACACTCATTTTTTTTACCATTTACATACCATAATTGAGATTTTCTCCAATTTTTAGTTTGTAAAGATGATTTAATAATTTGTGGTATATGATTAATAGTTATATCTTCTTTTTTATCTTCTTTTTTATCTTCTTTTTTATCTTCTTTTTTATTAATTTCTATAATTGTATCTGTTATAGTTTCCATTTTAAATTAATTATAAATAAAAATGATTATTTTATTATATATTTTGTTTATAAATTTAATATTATGATAAATATAAATTCAATTTTATTTTAAATAAAAAGGTAAATTATATTAAACTACAAATTTTACAAAAAAAATCTGTTATAAAAGTAAAAAGAATAATTTTTTTAATAAATTTAAAATTATATAAATATTAAAAATTATATAAATATTAAAATGTCAAAAATAACAATAGATAAACAATTAGAAGAATATAAAATAAATATTTTTAAATTAAATTATGTAAATGTAATTTTCTTATCCATTGCTGTCATTGTATGTTCAGCAGGTTTATTATTGAATAACGTGGATTATGTATTAGCAAGTTCAATTATATCAGTTATAATTAATCCAATGATTGCCATTAGTTTTTTAATAGCAACAAATAAGTTTGAAAAATTACCAACGGTATTACTACAAGCATTAATAATAATATCTATTACATTATTAGTTTCATTTATAATAGGATATGTTAATGCTGAATATGCTTATGTATCAGAACCTACAGAACAAATGGAAATGCGAAATAATTTTAAAAAAAATTTTTTTAGTATAGAATTTTTTATAGCAATTATATCAGGGTTTGGTATGTATTTTGCTATTATGGAATCAAATATGATGACAATATTAGGATTTATTATTGTATTTGCTATTCTTCCACCTATTTCTAATACTGGCTTAAATTATGGAATGTATTTCAATGGTAATCCTGAAATGAAAGATAGTGAACATTATTTAACCTATGGTAATAATAGTTTTATATTATGTATGATTAATTTATTAGGTATTATAATAGGTATTGCTTCTGGACGCTATATTTATAGAAATTTCATTCATTAGTATTGTGCTAATAGACATTTTAATCTTTTATCTTTAATTCTTTGCATCTTTAATTCTTTTATCTTTAATTATTTTCATCTTTAATTCTTTTATCTTTAATTCTTATCTTTAATTTCATTATCTATTGTATTTAATTTATATTGAACAACTTGATACCATATTAAAAGCCCAAATCCAACTTTAGCAATAATATCAAGAATATTATAACTAATATTTTTACTATTATTATCAAAAAAATAAACTATACCATACATACTCCAGATGATAGTAAATGCGATAAATACATTTATATTACTAGAATGACAATAATTAGTCCAAATGAGATATAACATTATAATAAAAGGTATAAATCCTAAACAATTAGCAAGAATATAATTTATTAATTTAGTTTCTCCCATATATCCAAAGACTAACATTAAAAAGTTTAATAACATAATAATTATTATTTTTTTGTCTTTTAAAATTATATTAAATGTATCGTCTTCTGTTTCTGGCGTTTGTTTATTTTCATCTTTATTTTTAAGATAAGATAAATATATAATTAATGATAATAATAATAAAGGTGTTGTGGCAAACCAATCTAGATATCTATAAAATGTTAAATCAAAATTTTGATTTGTAGCATAGGATTGTGTCAAAAAAGCATAGGCAATACTAGCAATTATAGTAACACACGTTTCAATACTTAAAATATATTTTAAAGGTAATATTTCTTTTGTAAATGTATTTAATGTTTCAAAACCAGTTAAAATACTTGAACCAATGAGTAATATATAGGCTAAATTAAATGTTAATTTTTGTAAATGCATTTTTTTATTATTATTATTATTATATGAAAATATTTTTATTTTACTTTTAATATTTAAAAATCTAATATTTCTCTATTATCTTCTTCAATATTATCATTATATCCATTACAATCACCTTCCACTAAAATTTCATCATCCATATCAATAATAAATGACGTTTTTTTACTTTTAGTATCTTTAATTGCTTTCGTTTTAGTTGTTTTTTTATTAGAAACATCTTTAACAAAACTCACAATAGGTTTAAAGTTAAGGTCAGGTTTATCAATAACATTAAATATTTTCAAAGGATATTCTTCAGTTTTATAATATTTTTCACGTAATTTATTCCAACTGTTAAAACTTGAAAATACATCTTGTAAATCAATAATTAATGGTATTATTTTGCGTTTTTTCTTTTCTTCTCTTAAAATCCTACCCACAGCTTGTTTAATATTTTTATGAGGTGTTCCAAAAATAAGTGTATTTAATGTTTTACAATCAAATGCCTCTTCAGCCATATCATAGGTGGCAATAATAATCCGTTTAGTAGCACTAATATCTAAATCACTTTGTTTCATTCCTCCTACATATAAACCAACACTACAATTAGGTATAGCCATATCATTAATTAATGTTTCCATTTCATTAATATGATTACGTCGACAACTAAGAATTAAAATAGTTCTCCCTTCTTCAATTAGACGTGGTAAAAAGGATAATAAAAATTTTGTTCTTTTTAAACAATTTGCCACATTTGACTTCATCGTCACAATATTTGGCTTTTTTTGATAATTTAATGCTTCTTTAGAATAGTTATGGTCTGAATTATTATAGATATAAAGTTCAACTTTAGAATTAGGTATATGTTCTAATCTAATGTCTTCATCACTTTGTTGTATTTCAGCATCTTTATATACAATATCACCTAAATAATGTTTAAATACACGTTGTAATCCATCACCACGGTCAGGTGTAGCGCTTAATCCTAACGTATATTTAAAAGGATATTTTGCTAATGACCTACAAAATTGACGTGCTGCTAAATGATGACATTCATCAGCAATAACTAATCCAAAACTTTCAAATAAATTTGAGGGATAATCTTTATCTTTACGAGGATCGCTTAAACTTTGTATCATTGCTAAAACAATATCTTTGCGATTAATATCACATTTTTTACCTTGTATATAACCAACTTTGGCTTCGGGTAAATATTCAGTAATTCTTTCAACCCATTGGTTCATTAAAAATTCCTTATGAACTAAAATAAGAGTTTTAACTTTTAATTCTTCTGCTATTTTTAATCCCATGACAGTATTATGAGTAAGTGTTCTATCAGATAATATAAAACGCCCATTACCACTTAATTGAAATCCATAATACTCACCTTTACCTTTGGATTTAATACTAATAGGTATAATTGAATAATTATTATATTCGTCATCTAGTATAAAATTTGTTGTACTATTACTATTACTATTACTATTATTATTATTACTAATTAAATATGAAAGACCAATTAAGTTAAATAGGTTTTTTAAAATAGTTATTATTTTTGTTTTATTAATAATAGTATTATTAGTATCATTAAAATTACTATTAATTGATATATTTAAACATATTGGAGTTGATTGAATATAAGGTATACTATGTAAAAAGCCTAGATATAAATCTACTAAACATTGAATATTTAATGTATTTTTAATTATATATGTATGTAAATCTTCTAATGTAATTAAATTTATATTACTATAAATATTATTATAATCTTTTATATAATTAATATTATAAAGTGTTAAATAGTTAATACCTAAAATATGACCTATATAATATGAATTTATTGAATCTATATTTTTTATATCTTTAGGAAATGTATTTAATAATTTATATATTTCTATGTTATTAGAAGTTATATTATTTTTTACTATATATTTTTCATATTTTTCTTTAACATGACTTAAACATAATTTATTTAATGGTAGTTTAATACCTTTATAATTGTCTTGTTCTTTTATACTCAAAGATAAATAATCTTTTATTGATATATCAACAACATTATTACTATCTAATATATATTTATTATTATCTATATTTGGTTTATTATATAATGTTAAAATATGTTCTTCATTAACTATATATGATTTAAAATTATGTTGTTTTTCAAGTTTAGTAAATTTATTATGAATAGTTTTAAAAGTATTATTAGGATTAATCTCAAACATTTCAGATACTCCAGAACCAAGACTTAATATTATACGAGGAGAACCATCATCACCAATTAATGTATCACCTTCAACTAAATCTTCAACTTTTTTAGAAGCACCATTATAAAGTGGAATAACTGTTCCTTTTGCTAAACATTTACCCCTTCCACAACCAACACTTATAATACCTCCACCTTTTTCTTTAGCAGATGTAATGTATGTTTTAATAATTTCTTTTTGATATTCTCGCATTTGTCTATCAGGAGAAAACGCAAGTGTTGTTGTTTCAGGTTCTTTTAATTTTGTGTTTTTAGATGGTCCATATTTATCTTTACCATAAAAATTAGGTACATAAAGTTTATCATCATTTTCTTTATATAATTTATAAGGTTCTATATCTTCTGGATTACCATATCCAGGACAACTAAAAGGTTTAATAGATAAATCTTTTTTTATATTATCTATTTCTTTTTCAGTAATTGTAGATTTATAAATTGCATATCCTTGATTTGACAATGATGTTTTAATATTATCTTTATCTAGAGACATTCTATTTTTATTATTAATTATTATTAATTATTTTTACTTATATCTAGAGATAGTATTTAATTTATATATTTTATAAATTATTATTTTTATATTTAATTTATTAATAAATATTCAATTTTCTATTTTCTAATTTCTATTTTCTTTATAAATATTAATATTTCTTTATAAATAAAAACTTTTACTATAATAGAAATAATAATATTTTATTAATATAAATAGTAATATAAAATGTCTTTAATAAATCCTATTGTTAAGTTAAATAATGGTTTAATATCTATTTTAGAAAATCCAGTTATTAAATATAGTTTTTTAATACTATTAACTGTATTAATATTATTTATAGATAAAATAGAAGTAAAATATATTGAAGTATTTGATAATACATTATTTAAAATAATATATTCTTTATTTATAGCCTACACTGTGTGTATTGACCCTATTTATGCTATTCTTTTAACAACATTTATGATAATGGTAATTCAAGAATTACATTTACGTAAATCTCTTATTGCAATTTCAAAATTAGAAAATAATAATAATAATATAAATCATAAACAAAATTTAAAAAATATTAAAGATATTATTAATAAAAATAGTAGTCAAGGTATAATTTTTAAAGAGTCAGAAATAAGCGATACTATTAATGAAATTGAATACGATATAGAAAATATCGATACTATAGAATTAGTAAATAATAATAATAATAATAGTAATCAAAATAAAGAAACTATGACAAATATGACAGAAGAAATTAAAAATGTTAATGATAAATATTATGAAGACCCTGCTTTTAAAACAATAACCAATAATTTACAAGAAAAAAATAGAATAAATGATACACAACTTTTTGTAACAGATGATGATTTAATGAAAGCCCAAACTAATAAATTAGAACAAGGTCTTATTTCTAATGGAGAAATTAAATTATGTAATATTCAAGGCTATACACATTTACCAAATTCTGGTAGTGAATTTTAAATTTATAATTAATTTTATTTAATATAGTGATTATGTTTATTCTAGATACATCTTTTTATTATTTTTTTTATTATTATTTTAATAATTTTATTTATTATTTTATATAATGTAAGTATAAATAAAAAAATAAATATAAAACTATATAATATCTATTATCTATTATGTATTATTTATTGTATTCATTTTGTTATAAAAATAGTAACTAATGTATTTAATTTAAATTTTATATAAGGGATTTAATTAACTCAAACTATGTTTGAATATATAAATAAATGTATGCCTAGACAAAAAGAAGAAGAATTTTTAGGAAATAGAGAATATAAAATATATCTAGATAATGAACCTGTAGACCAAATGAAAATAAAAAAAAATAAATCAAAAGAATTTATAGATAATTTTAAAAATATTAAAAATATAGATAAATTAAATAGAAGAGCATCACAATTAATATTTAGATTAGAAGAAGGATGTGGAAAAGCATTATATATGATAGGTATTACTGATAAAGGTAATAATGATGGTATAGATATAGAAATATTATTTAAATCAATAAATTATTTGTATAAAATGGTAGAAATTATTAATGCTGATATAAAAAGTTTAAAAATTTATAAAGGTAAAGGTGAATGTAAATATATATGTTCTGTTAGAATTGATATACCAAATTATGTAGAAAAAAAATTACCTAAATTAGAATGAAGATAAAAATTGAAATAAAAATAATATATATTTATAATTATAATTAATATACATAAATTAAATAGTATAAATGGAAGAATTAATAGATAATTTACATAATAAATTAATAATAAAAGAAGATGAAAAAGACGCAGAAAAAGACGCAGAAAAAGACGCAGAAAAAGACGCAGAAAAAGACGCAGAAAAAGAAGCAGAAAAAGAAGCAGAAAAAGAAGACATAAACTATGAAACACTTTATATAGAAAAATGTAATGAATTAAATAATATAAAAAAACAATTATAAGAATATAAAAGTAAAATTCAAAATATTGAACCTATTAATAATTTAACTATAGAAAATGTTATTGAACCTATTACTAAAATTACAGATAAAATAACAGATGAATTAGTTTGGACTACTATTTATAAAAATAAAAATAATTTAGATGAATATAATAAAAAAATAGAATATTTAATGCATGAATTTGGAACATCTAAACAATGTAATAGATTTGATATTGGTAATTGTATTGAATTAATTATTAATGATTTTTTAAAATCAATAGGATTTGATGCAGAATATTTACCTAATGCAAAAAGAATTGATTTATATTTAAATAAAAAATATAAAATTTCTATTAAATATAGTTCTGGTGGAGACATTACATTACATAATTCAAATTCATCTGCTAATAGAGATGAAACTATGCATGATTTATTATTACTTACACCAGATTATTTATATTTAATAACAAATTCTGAATTACTTAAAAATAATATAGATATCAAAGAGTATATACATAATGCTAAAGATAGTTTAAAATTAAAAGCAAAATTATTAACTAAATTAAAAGAAATAAATTATCCCTATTTTATGGAGTGTAAATTAAATATTGATAAAAAAAATTGTAAAAATCGTTCTTGTTATGAAGTATTTTATGAGACAGTTATGAA